TGGTATGATGATGATTGAATTAACAAGTTATGTTGGAGATGTTCTTTCGTATTACATTGACTATAACTACAAAGAAAATGTTCTAGCAACAGCTACAGAAAAAAGAAATGTGGTTAGGTTATCAGAATTTTTAGGGTATAAAGTATCACCTAATACACCATCATTAGTTAGATTAAGAGTCACCACCGATGTGGGAGTCGATGCCGATGGTAATGTGGATTATAGTGATGCACCACAAAATCCAATAAATAGTGGATTACAGATACAATCAAATATAGATTCTAATTTAAAATTTGAAACGTTAGGTGAGATTGATTTCACCGTGTCAGGTTCGCCTGATGTTCCACCAGTTGGAGCACCAACTTCATTTAATGCTAACGGAGAAGCAACAGGTTATACATTGACAAGATTTATACAAGCTGTATCCGGCGAAACCAAAACAAAATCATTTACCATTACAAGTCCAACTAAATTTTTAGAATTGGATTTAGGTGAGGATAACGTGATAGAGGTTTTAAATTGTGTAGATTCTTCAGGACAGAGATGGTATGAGGTTGATTATCTAGCACAGGATAGAATATTAAAAGAAAGTCATTACACACAAGATGGTCGTGGTAATGCTTATAATCAAGACATTGTTGGTGGTGGTATATCAAGTGATGTGTCTATTCCGTTTACATTAGATTATATCAATACAAACAAAAAATTTACAACTAAAATAGATTCCGATGACAACACGACAAAACTACAATTTGGTAATGGATTAAATAGATTAAATATTTCAGGTTCAAGTGGAGCTAGTTTATTTTCAATGATTGAACAACAAGGATTGAATTTATCTGGTGTTCCAAGTAGTGTGATAAATGCCAGTTTAAATAACCTAACAACCAATAATTCTTTAAATCTTGGTGAGACACCATCAAATACCATAATGACCATAACCTATAGAGTGGGTGGTGGTGCTCAATCAAATGCTCAAGCTGGTGAGTTAACCAAAGTAACCAACTCGGATGAGTCAATAACGATTATAAATGATGAACCAGCTTTGGGTGGGACTGATGGCCAAACAGTTGATGAGATAAGGGAAAATGCTAAATCATTCTTTGCTTCACAATTAAGATGTGTAACTCGTGAGGACTATCAAGCCAGAATATTAAATCTACCAGCAAAGTTTGGTAATATTGCTAAATGTTATGTTTACAGAAATGATGACATTGGGACATTAAAAATTTATACATTGTCTTATAATCAACAAAGACAATTAGTACAAACTCCTTTATTGGCATTAAATAATTTAAGATTATATATTGAACAATTCAGAATGATAAATGACTCGTTGGATTTTGGATTTCAATTAATTGATGATATATTTTCTGGCTACATTATAAACTTCGGAGTTCAGTTTGAAGTAAATTATGATAGAAGATTTAATTCTACCGATGTGAAATTAGAAACCATAAATGTCATTAAAAAGTTTTTTAAAGTAGGAAAGATGCAATTTAGACAACATATAAATCTTGGTGATTTAAAATATAATATATTAGGATTGGATGGTGTTATTGGGATAAAAACCTTAAAGTTAATACAAGATACTTCAGAGATAGATAATTTTCCAACCTCATTGAATTCAAAGAAATTTCACTTTTACAAAGGTGATGGAACTCCATCAGTTGACGGAACTGCTGGTTATGGATTTCAATATAACTTTGAAAATGCCACAGTAAATGATATTGTGAAACCATCTGTAACACCAGCTATATTTGAATTGAGAGATCCTGATAATGACATATACGGGAGGGTAGTCTAATGCATCGTTATTTTTTTGCTGTCAAGGATGCCTTTATTAATAGTGGTTCTGATGAATTTACTGGTGATGATTTTAAAGATAAAAACACTGGTCAAGACGAGATATTAGAAATTAAAAAAGTTTTTTTTAATCAAGAGTTTCATTATCAAACAAGAGCATTGATTCAATTTGACACGGATGAAGTAGAGAGTTATATTAGTTCATCCGTATTACCTAAAGACTATGAGGTTTATTTAAAATTATATGAAACCAAAGGTACGAGTGGTTTAAGTGAAACCTATGATGTTGCTGCTTATCCATTAAGTCAAGAGTGGGATGAGGGTATTGGTAAGGAAGCAGATAGACCAAAAACAACAGAAGGATGTAGTTGGAAATTTAGAAAAAATAGAGCTGGTGTTGAATTAGAATGGACAACACAGGGTGGAACTTATGCTTCTACTGATGAGGTAACACAATCCTTTTCTTTAGAAAAACCTGATATCGATATGGATGTTACGAGTATAGCAAAGAAATGGTTTAGTGGTGATAATGAGAACTATGGATTTTTAATAAGACTATCTGGCAGTAGAGAAACATCAAGTGGTAGTTTTGAGGATTTAAAATTCTTTTCACGACAAACCAATACAATCTACTCTCCTAAATTAGAAGTAAGATGGGATGACCATGCTCCATCAACGGGCTCAAACACTGGCAGTTTAACTCCATTGGATTTATCAGGACAGGTAGAAAATTATTTATATCAGTTACACACAAGGGAAGCTTACAAAGAAACGGAAACAATTAAATTTAGATTTGGTGCTCGTAAGAGATACATTGATAAGAGTTTCACAACATCAATACAGACCGTAAGTGGTAGTTACTTTGCTGAAGGTAGCGCTTCATATTCAATAATTGATATGGCAACAAATGAAGAAGTCATTCCGTTTGGTGCTTATACCACAATGAGTTGTGATTCAGTTTCACCTTACTTTACACAAGATTTAAATGGATTTGAGCCAAACCGAGCTTATAAAATTTTGATTAAAGTTAAACACAATGATGACCAAACTCTTATATATGACGATGGTTTTGAATTCATACTAAGGAGTTAATTATGGCTCACATGTCAGGATCAATGGGGCATTATGGTGGTGGATATGGAACTATTAGAATTTCACTACAAAATGACTTAGGATTTCAATCAGGTACCACGGTTTCATACTCAACAGGTACCCCACCAACGTTAGTAAACCACGGTGAAGTGGAGCTATACAGAATAAACGGAGATTTATTTTTAATTGATCCTCAATATACATTAGGCACACCTAATGCTCCACCATTTGACACGAATGATACTATAGTATTAAATTATTCATCACCTACAATAATAGCATCTGTTAGTAATATCAACATGAATAATTTTAATTTCATAACAGAAATTAATTTAGATTCGCCAATCGTATCACCATCACAATTTGTATATAGGTTTGGAGAATTAGCAGGTACACCTTATTATGGTGCTTATCACAAACATCAAGACGGAACATTGATGATTAATGCTGGTGAATTAAATGTTTCTCATGATATGATACCCGAAGAAATAATCATACCACGAGAAGAGTTTGATTACGGTGCAGAAGACACGACAGCATCCACTACATTTGACATAGACGAAAATGTAATCAAAGAAACCTTTTCTGACTTGGTTTATGCGAAGTGGTTTAGTGAGTTGGATGAAGATTATGCAAGTTCTACTTTTTTTGATATGACACAAGGTGGACAAGAAACATCAATCGATTTAAATTTAAATACATTACAAACCACGATTAGGGATGGTCAGATAACAACTGGTAGACAAGAAAACGAAACATTGGTATTTTTTAAAAAGGATAGAAACACGCCAGAAAATAAAAAAGATTTAACTGATGGTAAACTATCATTGGTTATAAACAACATAAGTTCTAGTTTTGTTGACAATGGTGTTGTTGATTTAAGTGAATTTATATCAGACAAGATATCTGTTGTGTCTGAATTATCTCCTGACGAAGAGGTTGTGACGCTAGAAACAATAGATAAATATGGATTAATGGAATATATGCCAGCAGCACAAGGTATGCCAGAAAGTTTTAAAATAAAAAATGTAAAGTATAAATTAAGATATAGAAATGAGCAGGTTAAAATTGATGTTCCGTTTGGTGATTTACTTCATATTGTAAATAGTGTTGGGACACCTAATAGTGATGACTACTTGCGTCAATGGTATTATTATGAATGGGTAAACGTATTAAATCTATCTCAGTTAACTACTCCATCAACAGGACAAAGGATAAATGCCACAAAAGCTAAAGAAGTATTAGATACTAATATATTTGAACTACTACCAACACAAACAACTCGTCAAGATCAAATTAATAGATTTTTTCGAGACTTTAATGATTTAATAGGAAATCCACCAGAGTTTCAAGATGTTGATAATGATGGTATTGCTGAATATGCGGTAAGTGAAGGTGGTGATAAAGCCAACCGCGTTGCTTTTGAAAATAAAGATGGTTCTTTTATTACAAGATTAGATAAACATACGGAAGAGAATCAAGGCAATAATACAGATGTCAATCAAGGTAAAACTTTAGAAACCATGAGAAATACTCTGAACAAATATTTAGCTGATGTAGATAATGTTGTGGAAGTTATACAGGATCAAAGACCTGAATATACAAATAAGATGGGTGGTTTTTTAAAAATAAGAAAACCAAACCAAGCCATAATATTAAAAAAACAAGGTGATGAATTAGAGTTTCAAAAGAATAATAGATTCCTAAATGGATTTACAGTTACCATGTGGGTTAGATTTGTAGGACGAGATGGTAGGGGAACTTTGTTTAATTTTGGTAATCCATTATCACAAGAAAGTCCTTATGGATTCAGATTGGAAACAATCACTACTGATTTAACTGAAGGAGCACAAGGTGAAGAAAGACGAAGAATTGTTAGATTGATTGTCCGTGACCATTTGGATGAAAATAAATTATACGAAAGTTCCGTTGGTACTCAACAAGTTCCCAAATGGAATTCAGCAGAAAACAAAATTTTAACGAGATTAGAGGCATCACCATCAAGTGGTAATGCTATTAATACCTACACATCAATACCAACAAATGATTTAAACGAATGGTTTTTTATCTGTGCTACTTATAATGCAACTGTTGATGAAGGGGGTTCTTTTAATCAAGGATTCGATACCGATAAACAATTTTGGTTAGGACATAGACAAGACAATGGTTCATTAACTCACTTTAGTGGAAAGGGTAATCGATGTAAGGTCGAGATAATAAGTCGTAGTGATTTGTTAAGAGCTCGTGGTTATAAAATTGGTGATTTAGAATTTGATGTGAATGAACAAGAATCATCGGGTGGAACAGGAACTAAATCATTCTCTAGAGAAGATGCCATGGAGGAAACTGAAACACAACAAGAAGAACAAGAAAGTATGATGTAATGTTATGGCTAAATTCACAAAATCAGAAGATATTAGTGTACCACAATCCCTAAGATATACAGATGGTGTTCCTGGCACTCCTCCTAATAAAGTAATAAGTGGGAGTGAAGAAATTTATGAACAATTTGGAACTGGCAGTAATTTACTTCAAGTGTTCAGACCATATCAAGGTTTTGATTTACTTTACAAAAATCCAAATATGAATCAAGGTAGCACCGAGATAACTCAAGATTTGGATGCTAGATTTAAATTAGGGACATACACGCTAAACGATAGGGGTAGTTGGGAGGATAACAATTTTAATGAATCTACTTTAGGTCCTTACTTAACTGAAGAATTTGAAGGAAATAAAAGTTATAAGTTAAAAACAAGAAAAACCACGGTGGTCAATACTGCTGATGGACCCATTACCTTGTTACCAGCAAACGGACAAGAAGCTGGTAATGCCACTTCAACTGGTCCTTATGAAGAACATAATACAGGCATCTACTCCATCGAGACCTTACCTTTTGTCATTAATCCAAATGATGATGAGATAATAAGACTTGATAGATATTATGATAAAGAAATTCATAAGGAACAATATGAATTAGCAACCGAAGGTAAGATTAATTTTAAAATTGTACTGAGTTTTCCTGGTAGAGTTCCGACCAAAAATAACAACTCAGAATATATTTATACAACTCAAGATGGTGTTCAGACCGATTACTTACCAACGGTTAATTTTGGACAAAACATTGATATTTTTTCAAACAGACCACCTCGTGAAAATGGTAATTATGCTGATGCATTGATAATTAGTGAAGACAATGCTGGAACTGAAAATGGTGGTGCTTATATTTTTAAATTAAATTGGGGAGATGGAACTGTTTTAGAACATACCGATGATCCATTATTATTAGAAAGTACAACACTTTTAGAACACTTTTATGATAAGCCAGGATTCTACTCCATAACAGGTCTTGTATATAGGGTTTATCGTGGACACATAATGCATTGGGAAAGATTTCAAACAAACATATTGTTGAATCCGTCTCCTCTTTATGATACAAAACTTTTTGATTTTAGTAATTTTGCCTCCATAGGTGGTGTTAGTAAGAATTCATCGTTTGTAAAATCACTATATAATTTAACTGGAATTAATCCATTACCACCTTACAATAATGACAGAGCAGACATTAATAATTTAATTAAATTTAATTTATTGGATGCCATTAATTCATTAAATACTTTAGGTAAAATTGATTATTCATTAATTCAACCTTATTATGATTTACTATCCCCGTATCAAACTCCAACTGATGACGTGGATAGTTTTGTGTTTGGATGCACGAGTCCAGATGCTGCTAACTATAATGAAGATGCTAACGTTGATGATGGGAGTTGTATATTTGTTCATGACGTTACCTTATTAATTACTGGACAACCACCTATTCCTATAACTTTACAAATAGGAGATACCGTGGTAAATGTTGATGAGGTCATCACAATAGCTCGTGGGGTTAATGATTTTAAAATGGTCACACCTCAAGGTTCTGGAACAGAGATGATGCCAACCACACCACCAGCTGGTGCAGGTGCTACAAATCCGATGATTGGTGCTCTAAGTCCATTGGAACGATGGGTATGGGATGGCACGGCTTGGCAAGAAAATCCTAATGCACCAGCAGATGGCTCGGATACTTTGGGTTTTTATGATT